AAGTTGCTAATGTTTGATTCCACCCTGTGGCTGAATAATCAACAGACCTAATGACAGTACTGCCACCATTTGTTGCAACACCAGTTCGTAAAGTTCCAGCAGCTTCTTTATTAGTCCAGATACTTATTTGATACCAATTTCCAGCAGTTGTTGATGCGTACTGAAAAATACCATCATTGTTTACTGTTCCTACAAATTTCTGACTTTTTGTACCTCCATGAACAATAGTATTTTCTTCAGATGGAATTACTGAAGCGGTTGTTTTCGTCCATCCAGGTGCAAGACCCGCAACAAAAGTATTTTCAAAGTCACCATTAGTAGATATTTCACTTCCAAGTGCAGGTGATGGAGATGTAGGCGTAATTGATATATTAGGAACAAAAGATTGACTTGCTCCACCTGAACCAATACCAGTCGTCTCTGCATGACCTAAGCCATCAGTAACGCCAAACAAACCACTAAAACTGTCTGAAGCTAGTGGTGTTGGAAGCCATTTATCTTGAGGCATCTTTATGTAGTCAAGAATATTACCAACTAATCCAGTTGAATAAACGTGGACGTTCAAAGCTTGTGCTAGTACGTAGTTGATCGCTAAAAGCTTGTTTTCAGCAAAAAAGAATGTGCCAGTAGCTCTTGTCACCATTGCTAGACGCAATGGATAGCTAGGAGCACCATAAACACTGATTCCTGCCCCAATACTCACTATAATGGAAGATCCTGAATTCGAGTATATATATTCAGCAGCACTCAATTGAATTGATGCGTTATAACCGACTATTGTTATCCCACTTGTTGGCAGTACCCATTTGAGGATTATTCCTTTCTCTCTAGCAAGTGGGGCAGCATACCTAAGAACAGGATCGCTAACACTACCACCAGCCCTGACTAAATAACCACCAGATGTAGATAGATTGTTACTTGTATCAACGACATTTCTGGCTGGCCCACTAGGTTCAGCGTTTGTACCATTAACTGCACCTGCTGCACGGTCTGTTGTAAAGTTGTCGTTGAGGAGATACTTTAGCTGATTAAGCGCATTGAATAATCGCCGTCTTTGAATTGTCATAACTAGTTATTATCGGCATATAAAATAAGAGTAAACTTTTCAGCACTTGCAGGAGTAAATGCATCCAGTGTTTCCAGTAAAGCATATATTGATTTAGTGTTACTTGCTGCCTTGTAAGGTAGTCTTAGGGTTAGATCAATAGATCTACTCATATCACTATTAGTGGTATCAGTAGACGTAATCATTGCTGGCAGGTCGAAGTAGCCCAAGCGTTTAATACCATCTGCGTATAGATCTTTGTAAGCGACATTATCAACACTGAATGTAGGATCAGTTGCGCTGAATAAATGGACTCGGAAACGTGGAGTGATACTCTTCTTATCTGTAGATAGTCTGCATCCCACGATGTACCCAGTACCACCGTTTATGCGGGCTAAATCCGTCATCACCATCAAGGAATTGCTTGAAGTAGCATTACTCACCACATCACCAGCTGTATAGGCTGTAGTATCTGAAGGACGAGTAAACTCAGTAGATACCATGTTCATGTTTCCACCGACTTCACCAAAATGTGATTCAGATGCTCCAGTTCCAGCAGACACGGCGCCAGTACCATTAATGGCGCGAACCATGATAGTGGGAGTACCACTAACATAAGCTGAACATCTTACACGAGCTGATAATAAGGCAGAAACATTAGCAAAATAAACACCAGCTGCAGTTATAGAAGTAGCCGGTGTAGCTGAAGATGATGGGACTACATTTAGAGTCACCCAGTTTCTACCGTCGACAGTACCTTCAACAAGAAGTGTAGCACTCATGGCGCCAAATACTTGAACTGAAAGGGTATCAAGGCCAGATACATTTATATCTATGATATCTTGTACTGCAGCTAGTACAGCGTTAGCTTCTTGAATATTCATATAGTATGTCCTAGTAATCTATTAAGCTACGTCAACTATTGGCCATAACTTGCCTGAAGCATCAGCAACACCAGTGTAGTAATTCTCGAAGAATCTCAGACCAGTTCCAGCAGTTGCGATAAGCTCTGTAGTAGTATCTAGTGATGCAACATAGTTATTGGCAACAAAACCTTTTGAGGTTGTGCCTGAACCAGTCAAGAAAATACCGACTGTAGCCCCTGCTGCTCCAACTATAATCAATCTATTACTAGAGATTTCTGTACCAAGTAAAATCTTACTTGATAGAGTTACAAACTGACCAGCATCGTTAGTGGCATCTTTCCAAACTTTATTTTCTCTAAGCTCTAAGCGATTTAAATTACCTAAAATCGAAACAAAAGCATTTTCAGTAGTGGCAAGTCCTCTGTATTTACAATTAATAACTTTCAGACCGTCTGCAGCATTATCTGTTGCTCCAGTAACTACAGCACTCAAAAAGTTCAAAATTGTTGAGGTATCATCAAATTCAGAATCTTCTAATCGGAAATCTTTAGCAGCACCAATTGTATAAGCAGCTGCCACGTTCAAGAAGTTTGCAACATGTAGGAAATTTCTTACAGCAACATTAGCTGCTGAAACGGTAACAGTGGCTGCAGCTGTACTATAAGTCAAGGTTGGGCGACTTAAGCCGTTTCCAAGACCAATAATTGTTATACCAGCTTTATTTAGGTTCAAGTTACTTGAAGTCACAGTCAAAGTAAAGCCAGGTGCAACATAGATAGTGTCATTTCGACCTGCTCTACAAGCAGAAATAGCTGCTGGTAAAGTGGTTTGAATACGTAGTGAGCCATCTGGATATGTTGTTTGATATTCATTATAGAATCTTGTATAACCTGGAAAGCTAGTAGGTACAACAATATATAATTGCCCAGTAGTCATAGGAATACTACCTGAAGAACCAAGTTCACGTAGTGCTTTTTCAAGCTCGTAATTACTACCTGCTGCCATTGCTGCATTAAACATATAAATATCTCCTAAATATTCTACTAACCTTGAGCAATCCAACTAATTTGCTCATTAATTACGTTAACATCAGTATCTAAGCCAATAGTGAATCCAGAATCAGAAACCGTAATACCAAGAGTAGTTATTAAGGTTCTAGTACCTGCAGCGACTGTTTTGACAGCGCTTGCAGCTGCCATACCCTCAAACCATTCCATTTCATCTCGAGAAGTCACGTTTACAATCCGAACATGTCTTGGCTTAAAGCCAACCGTAATAGGAATAGCTGCTGCTGTTGCATCTGTAAGGTAGCGACCAACGGAGGTATTAACAATACCGGCTGTGTTTGTTTGTGTTTGTACTACTGGCATATTTATATTTCCTTATTTCTAATTAATTTCTATATTACTATCCCGATGTTTAAGAATCTGATACACCGTGTTCGATACGAACCAATTTGGTCTGGTCTAAAATACGAGCTACGTATGAAGCTTTCCAACCTGAAGTACCACGTTGATCTAGTGGATCTTCTGAACCGCCTGAGCCAATTGGCTTAACGATATTTTGTAAAGCTAAACCAGAAATTCTACTTTGGGCATAGGCATTTTTAGCGAATACGATAGTACAGTGAACGTCATTACCGTCTGCACCTGAAGCAGCCTTGACTTTAGCGTTGGTTGTTTCAATGAACCGAACTCCAGCCATTGCGCCGACTTCATCTTCCATAACATTACTTTTGTTTGGATATTTTTCTACTGGGATAAATCCAGCAGCATCATCAAGATCGAAAGTTGTGTCTTCTGAACAGATAGCCATGAATGAGCGACCAATTGGCACTGTAGCTTGACCCGTACTAGCGTCAATCATTTTAGTGATTGGTTTAGCATTAGCACCCTTCAAAGTACGAACAGCAACTTTAACTTCCATACGGTTCAGCTTCATTGCTGAAGTCACTTCGTTAGTTGCAGTTGCAACTCCGGCATACTGGACGTTAGTACCTGCAGTAACAATGTCACGACAGATTGTATCGAGACTTAAACCAGCCTGCTCACCAAGCTCACGTGCTGCTTCCATCAAGATTGGGTCGATTGACTCTGTCAAAACTTCATCATCTAAGATCACATAGTCACCATAACGAAGTACCGTAGCAGTGATGTCAGTTGCTGAAAGAGAAGTACCATTAGGTGTAACCCCTGGACTTAATGGAGTCACATTAGCAGAAAGTGCTGAATATTGACGAAATTTAATAACATTAGTACCAGCGTTTTGAGGGATATCACGAACAACTGCGAACATATTATATTTGTATGCAGGGTATGAGGTTTCGATTAACTCACGAGAATAAACATTAGACATTTCAGCACTAATTTGTGTACGGCCTGTTAAGGTTGGCATGGTCTTCCTTTTTATTATACAAAAAAGCGCCTGACTTAGTTAAAAGTTCAGGCGCTTTAGTTTTTCTAATAACGCTATATATATGTGAATAGAATATATATGTATTTATTCTGTGTCAACAAGCAATTCTACAATCTATTCTTGAATGGATTACCAGTTCTAGGATCAATACGATTCTCGCTAAACTCTTGACCAGCTCTTTGAGTTCTCATCTGTGAATCACTCCACATCTGATGAATTTGCATTGGTACTAGTGTCTCAACACCTTTAGGTACAATCACTGTGTAACCATTAATTGTAAAATGTTGGACTGATCCACCTACATGAATATATTCTCTAATACCACGCCTCATTATAGTTTTAACAACACCTTCTGGCTGCTCATCTTGTTTAGGAATAAATAAAGGAACTTGAGGTTGTGATTCTAGCTTGCGAAAGATAATACCTTTGCGACTATTAAGTATTTTCTCCACCTGCTTCTCCTCAGCTGGATTTGGTTTTTCCTCAATAGTCTCAACTTTTTCAGTTGGTGCTTTTGCTGAACTACCTTTTTTAATTGTATCAATAATAGCTTGGACTGATGGACGACTACCAATAGACTTCAAAGCATCTTCTGGAAATCCGAGTGCTATAGCTTCTTCTTTGAGTGCCTTCAGGCTCTTTTCTACTATACCATCAGATGGTTCTACACTTTGCAGACTTACTGTTGGTTCTGTAGGTTGCACTTCACTTGTTGCACCCATTACTGATTTAGATTGATCTGTCATATATTTTCTTTCTTTTTTTGTTGTTACTTTCTATTGAGTCCGGCAGCTTTGTACGCTTCCCACTCCTGTTTATTCATCGCCCAAATATCTTTATTTCCGGCAGCATCGTTCGATCTTGTCTGATTACCACCTGCTTGCGTGCCTTTGACTTTTGCAGCAGCAGCACGCTCTTTAGCAGCCCCAATCCTTTGAGAGTCTTTAGAACTTACAATTGCAGCAATAGCACTCACTGGAATGTTTTTATATGCAGAATGCCCAATAAACTTCATGATTGCTGGCTTGTACTTTGAATATTCTGGATTATCGACTAAAAAGCCATTAACTTCAATTTCGTCATTTTGTCTCTGAATTTGCTTTTGGATCGGGGTAAGTTGTTTTTGGATTCTACTATCGATAGCTTTTCGCTCATCTTCATCCATAGAATCATCATCTTCTTCAGCCTTATCATCAGCTATTTCTTGAGCAGTGCGAACTTCTGGCTCAAGAGCAGTGAAATCTATTTCACCATCATCTTCAGCAGTGTCTGAAGACTCTTCTTTAGCTTCATTTTCGGTAGATTTATCTACTTGGCCTTCATCGCTAGCTGTGTCATCAGTGCCAGCACTATTTTCATTGATAATTTCATCTGCCATAGTGGTTTTTCCTTTCTAGGGCTATTACTATTTTTTCCTCATTGTCTCTATAGTATCATACGGATCTGCAGAATTACTGCTTTGATCAACTAAACTCATGCGATTTATGACATCGTGTGGTAATTTCTTAAGTTCACGGTATGCAACAATCTGTGCTCGCATTCTATTCAGCTCATCAGAATCTTGGTACGAACCATCAATAATTTTATTCATTATCTCTTGAATATTCAGATCAAGAATCAAATTAATTTGAATACAAGCATCTGAAGCAAGATAGTTCTTGAAAGTATTTACGACTAATTGATCACTTCCATCTTTTCTGTAATCTGGAAATTGCATATTATCCTGCAGCCATCTGGCTAGGCTTTACTTGAGTTGGTTGTTTAATTTGCTGATACTGTGGATTAGGTGATCCATCCTGCTGAAATTGAGCACTTGACTGATCTTGAGGGAACATTTCTGGGTTAGTCTTTTTGAGCAGTAAAGCTTGCTGATGCTCTATCCTATGAGCCTGTGTAGCTGGCGTTTCTTTAGCTTTAGCTAATATTTCGAGGTGAACATTGTGATCATCTTCTGCATTGGTAGCAACGTATTGATTCTCTGAAAGTCTCTCGTTCTCAATTTCAGCCATACGCTCATCAATTGTCATTGGGAACAAACGATCAAGTTCATCTTTAGCCAAGCCAAATAAACGACCAAGCTTTTTAAACCCATATCTTTTATTAGTATTAGGGTCTTGAGCAACGTAGGTAAGAAACTCAGCAAAAGACCGTCTTTCCTCTATTTTAAGCGCCCGACTTACATTTTTTGAAAGTATCTTAATATCAGGATCTAATTTACAAATTATACTTTTGCGATCAAGAGGACGCCACTTAGCACCGAAAGCACCAACAATTCTGACAATCTTCTCATCGATATCTTCAGCAAAGAAATCTTTATACAGCTGATACCACTGGAACCAAAACTCTCTTTCACTCCAGCCAAATATCTTTGCTGATAGTGAATAACGTGTGTCTGTACGAGCTGCAATGATATTAGTCTCACCAAGTGGACGATCTTTTTCTGACTGAATACCCTGTTGGATATCTGGTGTTGCTGTAGCTTTCTCTGCAGACATGGCCAAAGAGTTCATAATGAAATCAACTAACTGCAAATTAGGATTAACTTTATTCAGCGGGGTAATAGCACCCATGATACTTTTGCGATCAGTGCCATCAATGCCAACAAAATTACTAGTACCTTCAAGATCCTTACGACTAATACCCATAGAGGTGTCATAAGCATACTTAGGATCTAAATCCTGTTTCATATACCTAATACCTAAGTTTATCGCGATTGCTCTAGCTCTTTGCTTATCTTCAGTCATGTCAGGAATTGATGTACCTCTCCAATCGTGTGAATGTGGATAAAGAGAACGCTTCACTAATGGCCAGTATTTTTTTTCAATCAATTTAATGCCAAGTACTTTTGATCGATCATTAGCAAGCCAGACTTTAACTTTACTGATCTTTCCGGCAAACATAGTATGCGTATACCATACAGTTACTTGATACCGATGATTATCACCAAGACTTTTAACCTGGTCTTTGGTTGTATTGCCAAGGTTCTGAGCGTTGTTCCTAGCCTCTTGCGCGTCATAGAGTAAAGATTGTGCAGTTGATGTATTACTCAGCTCTGAAAAGTCACCTGTTTTTATTGATGGGAATATATGTTCGTTATCAAGTATCTCTTGTTTAGTAATGCCTATTTCATATCCCATAAAACGAGCAGCGCCAGTGCCACGTTTGTCTCGGCCATTAATACTAGTAGCTTCTGGATCACGTAAAAATGTTAGTGGATCAATCACCGAGGGCATTGGATAGAACTCATTGTTATCTGCATCACGATAGTACTGCTCCATGTCAACAATACCCCAGCCAAAAAAACAAGTATCAAAGTCCCAATCAAAATCTACCTGGTCTTTCATCATCTCATCATAATCAAAATCTGCTACCGCATCTAAATTGTCAGCTGTTTCTTCATCACCTTCTTCACGACCATCAAACTCTGCAGCTAACCGATCATCATACAGAGATGCGAGAACCGTCCAGAATACCGAAAACATCGTAGTATCGCCAACTGCTTCTTTATCTCGGCGTTGATTGTTGAATAATTTAAGACGTAGGTAGGCTTCGTCTTTTTCAGGCTGTTGGTGCTTCCAAGCTGCTGTCCACTCATTAGCAATTTGATCTGCTAGCTGCGTATAGTCATCTGAAGATACTGATTTTTTTTTATCATCATCATCAACAGAAATATCTATTTTTTCTGATGTTTCATCATAATCTGATTTTTTATCAATCATATTAGTTTGCTTTGTCTACTTTATCTCTAACAGACTCAAACATGGCTACGTTCTGCTTTTGCTTCTCATCAATCTCATTTTCGCCACGCAACATATCAATTGTAGTTGCAGCACCAGCATAACACATTTGCGTAACTTCGTTAATTATCTGATTAGTATGTACACTCTGTCCAGCATCTAAAGTCACTATAAAATGGCCACTATACATTTGACCATTCCAGATCACATCCCATACAAAAATCTCATTATCAAACAATCGACTTATGATTGTTCCATCTTTATATCCAACCATTTCTAACATTTTATACCGATCACTTTTTATTTTTTTATGTGGTATCTGATCATGAAACTCTTGTTTTTTCTTTTTCATAGTACAACCTCAATATCCCTTATCAAAATACTTTTTTGCGACTGTAAACGTGTAATGTCGCCATTATACTTATGTATTGTAATCTCTCCGAATGTTATTTTTCTTAGCTCCTGAATTAAAGCAGCTTCCTCTTGAGATATTCTATAGAGTTTAAAAATCTTCGGCACGTGTGGGATCAATGGTTCATTTGTCATATGGGTCATAATTAGTTTTAACAATAATTGGCCTATTGTCTACTATAACAGGTGCTTTGTAGTTTATGGCAAAGTATTCTGTGGCAGTACGCGGGTGTGATGTCCAGTTATGTATAGGCTTGGTAATCTCATTAGTACTCTGTGACGTTTCTGTCTTCTGTGGAAATCTAGCCTCCTGCATTGCTTCAATCCATCGATTAGTCAATATATTTTCATTTACATCAACACCACTTCTAAGCATCAATCTGGTAGCCTGCAATCTTTCATAGAATGAATTTGAGATTGTATTGGTCTGTACATAAATACCATTGTCTTGTAATACTTTCCTGGTACTGATCTTATCGACAGTCTGATATGCTCTTTTCTCTACGTCTGGATCACCATAATGAATTGCCGGCTTCCAATTCCTCACACCAGCTATTAGTGCCAGATCAAGCTCTGAGTAGCTAAACTTAGAATCAATATCTTTACCAAACAGAGGTAAAAAGAACTGAATGGGCTGATTTTCTGTTGCGTAAGCCTGTACAAGCCTCTTTCTGCCGGTTATTTCATCAGGCTGCCACCATTGTATAGCTGTACCATCAAGCCCAAAATCCCATGCTACATACAGTGGCCATGATGGATTGTAGGGGAATGCGCCCATCCTTACCTGCAATATCTCTGGGTAGACAATACCAACCAGCGCCGTGTTCCAATTACGCTTAATCTCACGATTAAAGTCGTCAGTAGACCTACGCTCACGCTCTCGAGCTTCCCAATTAGCATCTTTGCGTGGATCTTGAGTAGAATCAATCTCTATGATCTTTATTTTTTCACCATCCTTACCAAACCGTAAGCGCTTTGCTTTACCTGGCTTTATTCCTGGAGTAGTAAGAATAATACGACAGTTACTAGTATCTGCAGTTGAACCCCAAGCGCTAGTATCATTCTCCCAAAAAGCAAACTCATCCATGAGTATTGCAGTTCTACGACTACCCCGAGAGAAGTTAGGATTACTTGATTCACCTGATATTGAGTTTCCATTTTCAGGATTGTAGAGCTTCATAAAAGCAAAGTTCTTTTTTGCATTAAAACCTTTAGGAAGCATAAATGGTGGTAAATGATTGATAAAAAACTCTATTTTTCCAAATAAAGATTCTTCTTTAGTGGATTTCACGTTATCTGAATTACCAAAACGATTATCTACATACTCTTCTTTCCGTGAACCAAGGAGAAAATTAGTATCAGGCACATACAGCCAGAACCAAGTGAAAACTGCCAAAATGGTGTATGTAGCGCCCACGTCACGAGACTTATCTACAAAGATATCTTCACCATACTCAATAGCATGACGAACT